TCACGCACCACGCTGCCCGGCTCAATAAACTTCATCAACAGCGTAACAAGTACGTCTTGCTGGATAGCGTTAGGCTTGCCGCCCGGCGGTACGCTTTGGAATATGGTTTTAACCTTGCCAATTTGGGATAGTTCATCCAAATCCGGCTTAATTGCGTTATCAAATTCGCGGCGTAAACGATCTTCGCCAGCGCTTCTAACGCGATCTCCAGCCAACGGATCAGGTGGCTTATAACCGGGGATGCTTTCCCATTTTCCAAGCGCGGCGTTCCATTGCAGATTGCCGTGCGTAGCAGGCGGTTTAGACGGTTCTTCCGGCGTTTTAAATCCAGTTTCTTTTTTGCCGCCAAGCTTGCCAAATTGAACTAAATTGCCATCGGCAGTTGCAGTTGGCGCGTAATACTCCTCGGCCTCTGCGGGCGTCATAGACCGCTCAAGGGCAGCAGCAAGCAACGGTGCGCGTTTCATCGCAGCCGTGCCAACCGGCGTCATTGCCATGCCCAGCACTTCGTCAGGCGATTTGCGGTACTGCGATTGACGCGTAACTTCGCCCAATTCGGTTTGCTCAGGAACCGCAGCAGCCTTAGCGGTAAACGGCGTGGCTTGCATACGCTCGTTGTATTGCGTGAGCGTTTCTTCCGGCTTCTTAGCCATCTGCTGCTCAAGCTCTTTATCCGGCTGATAGGTGTAGCCACCTTGCAACCGGCCAAGCATACGTCGGCCATATTCGCTTTCGGTTTGCTCGGCTTTGGTGGCTTCTTCCATCGCCTTTTTGCGCTGGCGGGCTGACATGAACGACTGCAATGCCGAGACAAGCGGCGCAGCGGCAGGGGTCGGGGCGTCTGATCCCGACAGCGGGCGGTACGCTTGCGCCTCAAGGGCTTCTGCCATCGCCTGACGACGGCGAGCTTCGGCGGCTTGACGCTCATACTCAGAAGGCATTGCAAAAGTTTGGACGTAATTAACTGGCATTTTCAAAATCCCCTCTGTAACTACCGCCTTGTGGGGTGGTCATGCCGGGTGACTTAGGCTTGGGTTGTCGGGTTAACGGAGTTTGCGGAAACGTGCGACCAAATTGCGGTTGCGCCGGAACCATCGTCATCGGGTTCGGCGTGTACTGCATATCTTGGGCGGGCGTAAAATTGTCCATGCTACCGCGTTGTTGAAGGGCGTTAGCCAGCTTCTGTTGGCGTGACATGGGGCCGCTAAAAGTTTGATATCGCCCGTTCATTATCGGCCTCCGAAGTAACCGCCAGCAGCGCCAGCAAGACCGCTTAACAAGCCAAGCTGTGCGTTATATGCACCGACTTGGTTGCTGTAATTGCGTTGGGCGAAGTCACCCGCCGCCTGCGTTGCGCCAAACACCGGAGCCGCAGCCACGTTGGCACCTTGGTAGCCTTGGAACTGCGGCATATTGACTTGGACGCCTGACATAAGCGCCGCAATCTCGTTAAGCGGCTGGTTACGCAGCGCAAGCTGTTGTTGCAACGACTGTTGCAGAGCCGTGTTGCCAAACTGTGCGTTTTGCAGGGCTTGGTTGTACTGCTGGAGTTGTGCGGCGTTGGCGAGTTGCTGCTGCTGGGCGGCAATGGCTTGATTCTGCGCCAATGCAGCGTTGCGAGCGGCTTGCGTATCCATCTGCTGACCAAACGCCTGACCCTGACCCGCCAACAACGCTTGGTAAGCGCGAAGGGCGGCATCTTGGTTTTGGGCAAGCGCTTGATTCTGCATCTGCTGTGCGCCTTGGAACTGCCCAAAGTTTTGCGCGATGGCGGCATTGCGAGCCGCTTGCGATTCCATGCCCATCCCGAATTGGGACTGCAACGCTTGGTTTCCGGCTTGTTGCGCGGTCATCTGCTGACCAAAGCTCTGCGCCAACGCGGCATTTCGAGCGGCTTGCGCGTCCATACCCATGCCAAATTGCGCTTGTAGCGCTTGGTTGCCAGCCTGTTGCGCTGCCATTTGCTGTGCGAAGTTTTGTGCAGCAGCCTGATTGGCAAACTGACCGGCTTGCACCCCAGCGCCAAACAACGCTTGTTGGGCGGCATTGCCAAACTCGCCTGCGGCTACGCGCTGGGCAAAGTCTTGCTGTTGGGCGGCGTTTTGCGATTGTTGTTGCGCCAAGGCCGTCTGGACGTTTTGTTGCAACGCTTGGTTGTAAACGTCGGTGCCTTGCACACCCATCCCAAACTGCCCAAGGGCAGCTTGATTGGCAAATTGCGCTGCGGCCTGCGCCTCGCTGAAGCCTTGCTGACGGGCGGCCATATCCAACTGCAAGCCTTGGAGGGCGGCCTGCTGAATCGCATCGTTCTCTTGCTGCTGCTGTTCGCGGATAGCGCGGTTGTAGGCTTCCGATCCTCTCGGGATGCCTTGGTTCGCTAACTGCGTTTCCAGCATTTGCCGCTGCTCTTGGATTTGCGGCAAGACCCTAGAAAGAATTGCCTGCTGTCCCGTGGTGCCAGCGGATACAGGCATGGCAGCCAATTGAGACGTATCAAAACCACGTTGAAGTCGCTCTGTGGGAACCTCACCGCGAGCAAAGCCAAACGCTGACAGATTCGGGGCATATTGGACATCAGCGACCCCAGACGTATCCAATGCGGTTTGCTGTCGCAGCGGGGCAACGTTGCCGCCAACCTCATATCGGTTGGCTTCAAATTGAGCGCGAAGCTCTGGCGGTATCATGCCCGCTTGGGCTTCGTAACGGTCAGCATCAAACTGGCTACGCAACTGCGGTGCGTTAAAACCACCTTCGGCAAGACCGAATAACCCACCGGCAGGGCCACCACCGGCCATGCCAAGCTGCGCCAAATTCGGGGCAGCGGTGTAATCAAACGCCCGTACATCGCCGGACGAACGGCCCATGCCCATTAGGTCGGGCGCGCCTTGAACTTGACCATACCCGCCAAGCTCGGTCTGCAAGTCGCGGAGGTTGGGGTTGAAACGCTTGCCGATAATGTCTTGCGCGGTTCCAAGGGCGGTTTCGCCAAGGCCAGAAAGCCCAAGCTCTACGCGCTGCTGGGCCTCTAAAATCTTCTGCTGTTCGGGCGACAGATACTGCTCAATGTAGGGCGTATCTTGGTCGGTCATCTTGGTAAATTGTTCGCGGGTCGGCGCGGTCGGCTTTGTTACACCGCCAACACGGCTTGCGCCACCGCCATAAAGCCCGTACATATCGCCGTCGCGGTCAATTGCGCCAGCGCCTTCAATCTGCTGCTGGTTAAACGCCTCAAGCTGCTTGTTGTAGTCCTCCATCGCCTTGTTGTAGCCAGTTTCGTCAAACACGGACTTGCCGAATGTGACTTTCTGGCCGCCATAAGGCGTGGAAATGTTCGGGTTGGAGATGCGAGCAGTTAGCCGCGCTGCATCCAGATTCGCCTGTCCCTGCGCTTGTGCCGCAGCGGCGTAATCAGGTGCTGGAGGTGGTTTCGGTGACTTTTTGCCCATAACGCCTTCCTAAGAACCGACACGACTCCCGTGTCATAGTTAAAAACACGATGTCCCCGGCGGTGTCGGCGTTATGGATACGCGCTTCCTCGGTGAACCCCATTTTACCCACTAATCGCAATGCTTTGCTATTCCCGCTTGACACGGGAGCGATAATTTTGTCAACCCCACAGACATTGAAGGGGTAATCGAATATGGCCGCTAGGTAGGCAGGGATCATGCGACCCTGTACCGCGATATGGCAGACGACGGAACGACCGTTCCAGTTCTCGTACACCACACCGGCCACCAAATCGCCATCTTTTCGCAATCCAAGGGCGTTGGAGCGAGCGTCGTGGTAGCCGCCCCCAGTTTGGGAGCAGACCCATTCGCCCACATCCATGCCGCTTTCTATATTCCAGCCCATCCGATTTGGAACACGATGTCTGTGGATGCCCATTGGAGTTGTAGGTTTTTGCTAGTGCTGCTCATTTGGATGCCAGCGCAGTAGCCAATACCCGTAACGCCTTGCCAGTTGTTGCTAATGATCGTGTCTTGACCCCATGTGCCGTCGTCCCATTTAGCGGTGTCCCAAAGGCCCGCCGTGGAGGGCGAATAAGACAGAGCCGCCGTAGAGGGTGCGAGGTCAAAGTCCACGTTGATGTCAATATTGACGGCTGGTTGCCCGTTGCTGAACAGGCTAGGCCGTGCGCGGGTAAAGTATTTCTTTACGCCACGCGAATCAAAGTAGTTAAACGCTTGTAGCGCCCGCCCATCAATGTTGTTGGTGCTGTCCACATAGCCCGTGGTGCCAATCGTCCAACACTTGCCGACAAATTGGTTGCCGCCAAAGTACGGGTCATCATTAAGGATGTTAAAGCAGTTAGCTGTCCACCCCGTAAACCGGCACCAAGCCTTTGTGATGTTGTTCATCACGAATTGTTCTTGGCTGCCCGTACTAACGGGGACGTTGACGATCAACGCATTGTTGTTTGCGTTGTAAATCATGCCCCAACCAAAGTTGTTCTTGTAATTCTGAGCGGCAGCAGCAAACGCGCCTTGAATCTTGTCTGACAACGCCACGTTGGGGTCAAGGCGGGACGATTGCAGCGCCGAGGCAAGCGGGAACAGCCCGTCAAGCGTCAACAACAGCAAATCGCCGCCGTACTTCATCATGCAACGCTTGGAGATAGGCGCACCCACCATCCAAACGCCGATCAACGCCCATGTGGAGGCGCTAGAGGGGTCGGTTCCGCGATAAACAATGACCTCGCCCTTGTCGGTGACAAAAACAAGGTTGTCGTCTACGCCGTAACCAGCGTCAATCGTCCATGTGCCAAGGGCAACTAACGTGCCGCCAAGCCTAGCAACGGCTGACAGGTCAATTTCCTGCGCCGCACCGCCCACCGCAAGGGTTGGCAGATACCATGCTTTTAGGGTGTCTTTTTGGATAAACCACACGCGGTTCTTAAACAGCGTGATATTGGAAAGCGTGGTAGTCGTAACGCCGGTAATGGCAGGCGTTGATGCGCCATCTAACGCTGTCCAAGTTGATCCGTTGTACAGCAGCGGCTTGTCGGTGCCGTTGACGGCCATTAAATAATTGCCGCCCGGCGTGGTTACGTTGATGTACTCCCACCGGCTGTTGGTTAGGCCGCTAACCGCCGCCGCACCCACAGCACCCGCCGAAGTTGCGTCGTAAACCTTGCCGTCAGAAACAGCAAACAGCTTATTGGTTGCCGCACCCGCATAACTAAATAGCGTCTCAACCTGACCCGGCAATCCCGTTGCATGACGAACATATCCACCACGCAAATTGACGTTAGAAACGCCCGGAAACAGGTTATCTAAAATGACCGCATCGGTCGGGGCCATGTTGGCGAGCGAATCGCGGGCGTTCCAACCCCCAATAGGAGCCGGAAGCGATGCGACGTTCGCCACCGCACGTTGTACGAAGCGACGTTGACGCAATCCGGCCATATTAGTTGCCCTCGGAGCCGTAACCGCTGTCTGGGATGTTGTCGTAGCCGATCAGCACCGTACCCGGTCGTGGCGCAAACGACAGGTTTGCAGACGCCGTGTCTTGTGCAATGGCCGTTTCAAGCTCTTGCAGATAATCACGGTAGATGGCCGTGGTATCAAAGCCCTTGGCCTCAAAATACTTGAGCTTGGTGGACAGCACCATCACCCGATCCGGGTAGATGCAGGTGTCCGAGTCGGCGGTAAAGCTAGTTTTAGGGGTGCCGTTAGCAGCATTGGCCCACCCGTTGCTGCGGTACTCAAAGCCGAGCAACTCGCCCGCGTTCATACCCGGCCAAATCTGGAAGAATTGACCGAGCAAACGCCATCGGATGCGCGGGCCGGTGCTGATATAGCCCGACAGCAGCCACTCCCATTGTTGCGCTGACTCAGGGCCGAGCATCTCCCAACGCTTGCTCTTGTCCCAATGGGTGCGGTTTACCGTGCTGTAGTAGTCAGCCGGAAGGT